AGGAGAGAGTGCTGGTATACAAATTAAATACGCAGCTTACGAAACAAATAATTTTAACGGAATCTTTTCATCTGATAGCGAATATTTAAGTTTAATTAATTTAGCCAGGGTAAAACAAATACCTGTAGAAGAGCAGTTTGATCTTAATGAACATTTAACCTGGATAGAAAGAAGCAAACTACTAGCAATAGATACAGAGATAAAAAATTATAAAAAGACATATGGTCTAATTGATTTTACCGATATGCTAGAAAAATTTTTAAAACAACATCGTGATGAGATACCTAAATTTAAAGTTATTTTTGTAGATGAAGCTCAGGACCTGTCATTGATACAATGGTCTATTATAGAAAAACTAGAAAAAGATACAGGATGTGATGTATGGGTAGCAGGTGATGATGATCAAGCTATCTTTGGTTGGGCTGGTGCAGATGTAGATTCTTTTATTTATTGGAAGTCAAGAGAAATACTTTTAAATAAATCTGAAAGAGTGCCGAGTATTGTACAACAAAAAGCTTTAGGAATCATCAACAGAATTTATTATAACAGAATACAAAAAGATTATTTACCTAAAGCAGAAGTAGGAAATATTTTTGAAAGATACAAATTAAACGATATAGATTTAACGGAAGGAGACTGGTTAATTCTTACTAGAACTAAAGCGTTGTTAAAACCTATAGCTCCTTATTTAAAACGTAAAGGATTATTTTTTAGTACAGCACAAGGTAATAGTATTGGTAAAAGTTTGTACGAAGATATTTTATCGTGGGATAAATTAAAACGTGGTGAATCTATTGGCGAGGTACAAGAACAAAGAATCAAGGAACGAGTATCAGGCGACAAGGATCTTACTAAAGAATGGTACGAAGCATTTAACACAGGTTCATTATCACAAAAAGAATACATGAAAGCAATGTTAACTAACAAAGAAGATTTATCTAAAGATCCAAGAATAAAAATTTCTACTATACATGGCGCAAAAGGTGGAGAAGCAACTAATGTAGTTTTATTTTTAAATCAAACTACTAATACAATTAAAGGAGCAAAGAAATCTCAAGCAAAACAAGACGAAGAATTTAGAGTTTGGTATGTGGGAACAACAAGAACAATGCAAAACTTGTTTGTAATTAAATGCAAAAATAAATCAAAGGAGTTTAAACTATGAGTAAAGTTTGGAACAAGCAGCACGGAGGATCACACTACCAGAAATATAAAATTCAGCCCAGCAAATTTGTTGTTGAGAATGAGTTGCTATACCCGGAAGGGTGTGCTATAAAATATATTATTCGCCACCGCGATAAAGGAAAGAAACAGGATTTATTAAAGGCAATACACTTTATAGAAATGATTATTGAAAGAGACTATAAATGATTGAAGCACAAACAGAGTGGGTAAAGCCTACAGAATTTCCAGACTTAAGACAAGCAGATACAATCGCTATTGATTTAGAAACACATGATCCAGATTTAAAAAGTTTAGGAACAGGTTCTATTGTTGGTAGAGGTAAAGTAGTAGGCATAGCAATTGCTGTTGATGGCTACGCAGGATACTTTCCTTTCGATCACGAAGGCGGTGGTAACCTTGAAAAAAGCAAGGTTTTACAATGGTTTAAGGACATTTGCGAATGTCCGGCAGACAAAGTTTTTCATAATGCAATGTACGACGTGTGTTGGATTCGTTCGATGGGAATAAAATTAAACGGAAATTTATATGACACTATGATTGCTGCATCATTAGTTAATGAAAATAGATTTAGATATGATCTTGGATCTTTGGGTTGGGATTATTGTGGTCGAGGTAAAAACGAAACAGAATTAGTTGCAGCTGCAAAAGAATGGGGACTAGATCCTAAAGCAGACATGTGGAAGATGCCAGCAATGTATGTTGGTAACTACGCTGAACGTGATGCAGAGTTAACGTTAGCTTTGTGGAGAGTCATGCAAAAAGAATTAAGCGACCAGGATCTAGGATCTATTTTTGATTTAGAGACACAACTTTTTCCTTGCCTCGTTGATATGCGTTTTTTAGGAGTGCGTGTAGATGTAGAAGGCGCTCACAAATTAAAGAAACAGTTAGCTGAACAAGAAAAAGAATTATTACACAAAGTAGAAAAAGAAACACAAGTAGATGTTCAAATATGGGCAGCAAGGAGTATTGAGAAAGTTTTTCAAAAACTAAACCTACCCTACGATTTAACCGCCAAAACAAATTCTCCATCATTTACTAAAAATTTTCTTTCTTCTCATGAACATCCTTTAGTCAAGTGTATAGCAAAAGCTAGAGAAATAAACAAGGCACATACTACATTCATTGATACAATTATTAAATACGAACATAAAGGTAGAATACACGCAGATATAAATCAAATTAGATCTGATAGTGGGGGAACAGTAACCGGAAGATTTTCTTATTCCAATCCTAATCTACAACAAATTCCTGCGCGCAACAAAGACTTAGGTCCTTTGATCAGATCCCTCTTTATACCTGAGTCGGGTTGCGAGTGGGGATGCTTTGACTACAGTCAACAAGAACCCAGACTCGTAGTGCACTATGCATCCTTAGATCAAGACTCTAGTGTCTTTAATGTTAAAGACGCATACAACGAAGGAGATGCAGACTTTCATACTATCGTTGCAAAGATGGCACAGATACCAAGAGACCAAGCTAAAACAATTAACTTGGGTTTATTTTATGGTATGGGTAAAGCTAAACTACAAGCAGAGCTTGGTGTATCTAAAGATAAGGCGGAAGATTTATTTTCTGTTTACCACAACAGAGTACCTTTTGTTAGAACACTAATGAAAAGTGTATCTAATCGAGCACAACAACGAGGACAGATACGTACATTACTTGGTAGACTTTGTCGTTTCCATTTATGGGAACCAAATAGTTTTGGTATGCACAAAGCTTTACCATTTGAACAAGCAGTACAAGAACATGGTCCAGGTATCAAACGTGCATATACATACAAAGCATTAAATAAATTAATACAAGGATCAGCTGCAGACATGACTAAAAAATCTATGTTAGATTTATATAAGGAAGGTATTATACCTCACATACAAATACATGATGAACTAGATATTTCTGTAGAAAATGATAAACAAGCTAAATTAATTAAAGAAGTTATGGAATCAGCAGTTGACTTAGAGATACCTAACAAGGTAGACTATGAGTCCGGTAAAAACTGGGGAGACATACACTAGGAGGAAACATGGTTAAAAAATATGTAGATAAATTTATGGTATGGCAATTACATAACAGAAGAGAAATCGTTTGTTTTGTTGCAGGTCTTATCGTAGGCGCAGTGGTAATATAATGTACTATGGCGTATTTGAATGCTAATATACCAGTAACATACGCACAAATCAGAAAAGAATATTTATATGATCTTAAAGCTCATCATGGAGAAGTTGAAGACTGTATTATCTTTGGCATGTCAGCTCTTACAGGTAAAGCAATTCTCTGGCACGCGATTATGGAGAACGGTGCAATCTTTTATAGATTACCTATTACAGCTTTTATACAACGTGGATTTAAGGCTGAGGATGTTCCTCAACGTAGACTTGATGAGCTTCAGCTTTGGAATTCTTTTAGTTATTATCCTGCTATTACTTCTTGGGACATCTTAGACGGACAAGCCGGTAAGTATATAGGAAAAGATAAAAAATGGCACGCAGGAAAATATTTATTTACTGTTGACTTTGCACATCCAGAGAGTAACATAGTCGATACTGATCATTCAGAGATACCGCACGAACACAAGTGCGCACACATTATTGCGTTAGACGACGGCAATTTTGCAGCACAACCTAACAACAGATGTATATGGGACATTCCTTCTTTTACTGTAAAAGATAATATTCCTGATTGGAAAGTGCAAACAAACGAGTGGAACGTAGAGGATAGTAGAGCTTGGCGTACAGAAGATACAGACAAGTTTTTCTATGAAATTGAGGAAAAGAAAAATGATAAAACTGATTAAAAAATTTTTTAATTTATTTAAACCAAAAAAAGTTATTGAAAAATGTGCAGTGCACGTAACTAGATTTAAAAAGTCTTGTCCACGTTGTCAGCAATTAAATCAATTACACGGTCAAGTTTGGTAGGTCCATGAACTTAGCAGATTTATTAAAAAAGAATTTTGTATTAGTACCTGTAGTAGCTTCAGTACTAGTTGGTACGTTTACTGGCGTTCGTTATATTGTTAATCTTACAGATACTATCAACACTAACCAACAAGAAATTGTAGATCTTAAAAGAGATTTAAAAGTTGCTGAAGATAAAATTGTAGATCAAAATACAAGATTAACTTCTGCAGAATCTACGTGGCAAATGGCAGAAAATTTATATAGACAACTAGCAGATCAAGTTAGAGAACACGACTATGATATTAAGGATTTAAATAGGTAATGAATTATGGAGATAGCCAGGATGAATTATTATTTTACAGGATTACTTATTTTAGCTCTTACAATGTTGGCTTTGTTTATAGAACCTGCATATCCTAGAAACGAATACCTTAACGAGTATGGTGTAAGATGTGGTGAAATGGAAGTAAGCACAGAAAGACGTGATACTGATTATAACTATAGTGATAGTAATACACATGAAGATCAATATATTAGATTTACTTACAGAAAATATTTAGGCACAGATTGTAAAACTTCAAAAGAAAATGTAGCAATTAAGCAACAATTAGAATTAATGAAGATGTGTGGTAGGGTTAACAGCAATCCTAGTCTAGCACATAATGAAAACTTTGATTTATTAGTAGCAAAATGTAGGGGTGTAACTCCTGCAAGAGATAACACCAGACCCGTTGACTCACAAAGTTTGTGGGATGACATGAAAGATGAATACAAAAAAGAGAACCCAGAGATTAATTTAATGGGAGATAAGCTTATAGGACCCAAAAAAAGTAAATTGAAAATGCCTCCAAAAGACTTTATATTACCTTTACCTAAACCAAAAGATGATTGATAAATATATATTAAAATTTTGTGACATGTTAGATAGATACACTGCGTGGATAGATAATTTATTTTTTGCACCGCGTTGTAAGTGTAAAAAAAAGAATTCTAAAAGAACCTATAAACATGAAAAAGATCATGGCACAGATATAAGTTTTGAAAACGAAACAAACAATGGCAAATAAACCATTAAACATATCAGAATCCGCTGCAGTGCAGATGCCGATGAAGACGGTAGCCTCCTTGATAGTGCTCGTTGCAGCCGGCGTGTTTGCATATACTGAGCTAACTTCAAGATTGGTATCGCTAGAGACGTCACGTGAGCTGTTTGAGGCTGACCTGCTCAAAAAAAGTGAGCAACTGCCCACGGACCAAGAACAGTACATGCTCCTGGAAGCAGTTTTTTCTGACGTCGAGAAGTTACAAAAAAATCAAGAGCAAAATATGACAAACAAAGTCAACATAGAATTTACTCAAAAACAATTAGAAAAATTATTAATTGATGTAGAAAAATTAAAAGATAAAGTTAGACAAAACGGGAGCTATAATAATGAATGAGGTAACAGAAATTGTGGTGGCTTTACTCATGCTGGTTAACGGAGAAATGAAAGAAGCACGTATACAGACTGGATATGCAGAATGTATAAAAGGCGCACGTGTAGCTAAACGTGGTTTAAAAATTAATAGTAATGTTAAATATTCTTGCATAAAATGTGAGGCGGTATTAGAGGATAATATTGATGGGTCCAAATCAATTAAAAAACTTATCGTCAAATAAAATAGCTAAAGAATTAAAAGATAGACGTTATCATCAGCGTGTGGTAAGATCTAAGAAAGCATACGATAGGAAGAAATATGGTAAAACCAGTAGATATAACGAAGACAGTAATAGTACCGAAGCCACA